TTCAGGTCGGGATCAGGCCAACAGGCGCCGCCGAGGATCGCTCCCTTTGCCTTCAGCTCCCGCAGGTAGGCGTTGACGCCTTCGGTCACGTCCTCGACGTAGGTCTTGTCGATGTTCCGGTCGACGGCCCAAAGATGCGCCTGAAGGATGGACTCGTTGATCATGTCGGCGGTGCGCCGCACGGACAGGAAGGCCCACTTGGGATCGGAAGAACATGTGCGGTTGCCCCACAGTCTATAACCGTCTTCATGGATGATCGTGGAAACGCACTGCTCGTTCAGCAGGTTCGCACGGCAGTTCGCGTCCCCAAGCTCGAAGTCGACGGCGCGATGGGTACCGATGATGCCGTTGATCTCCTGATTGGATGGGCTCCACCAAAATCCCCTGTCGTTGTCGATCTTCACAAGCAGCCCGGCGACGCGGGCCGAGGCCGGTTCCGAAACGACCTCGCCGTCCTTCATCACCTTGCACCACGGATCAACGA